AGCTGAGATGGGAAAATGAAAGTCTGGAAATATATAACCGGCAGACCGGACGCGTATTGCTGAGGATACCACCGGGAGGGATAACCGTATTACCTGTAGATATTATTGGAAACGTAACCGGGAACGCCGATACAGCCACAAGAGCAACAGCCGCCGACAGCGCTACTAAGGCTGAGCGTGTGCGAAAGGCTGCTGCTCCAACTAACGCCAAAGCCGCAAGCCAGACCATAGGTGCGGGGCAGGATGGCGAAGTCACTGTGACTGCTGCCGTAAAAGGGGCTGCGGGGAATGACTTAGCTATAATAGTCAGCGATGCTGGGGCAGATGATTGCGCTATGACCGCCGACATTGCCGCAGGAGTGATAACGGTCACACTAGGCAAAACAGCCGCCGCCTTAGAACCTACAAAGAATACTGCTAGTTTGGTAGCCGCTGCTATTGATTCATTGACTGAAGTAACAGCTGTGGCATCTGGGACAGGCAACGACCCACTGGTAGCGGCAGAAGCAAGTCAAGACTTTGTTGGTGGGCAGGACGGAACGCCGGGCTATGAAGGCGAAATCGTAATGGACGCAAGCAGAATCTATCTTTGTACCGCTGATAATACGATTAATGATGCGAACTGGATAAGGTCCGATGCCCTGTTAACTTTTTAGGGAGGTAGCCTATGAAATATATCGTAATTAAAGCCTTCAATGATGGCCTAACCGGGTTTAAGGCTGTCGGTAGCTCCATCGAACTTGATGACTGGCGCGCCGCCAAACTTCGGCGCATGGGACTGATTGGCGGTAGGTATGAACAGCCGATACAGACAGCCGTGATAGTGGAACCGGAAATCCGCGAGGCAGTAATCAAGCCTGTCAAAAAATCGACCAAGGCAAAAAAATAAGGGGGTGGCATAATTGGCTATCCTGGACGATGTAAAGGTGGCTCTGCGGATAGCCGCAACCACAACTGATTTTGATGGAGAAATAAATGACCTGATCAGCGCAGCAATTGATGACCTTAAACTGGCTGGAGTAGCAGCAGACAAAGCAATAGACACAGACCCACTTATTAAGAGGGCCATAACGACCTATTGTAAAGCCCACTATGGCTATGACAACCCCGATGCTGAGAGGTTTTTACAGGCTTACTTGATGTTAAAGATGCACTTGTCATTGTCGGTTGACTATACTGAGGCGGCGGTGGTGAGCCCATGAGACATAATCAGATAATCAAACTAATCAACGTCATTATCACCGAAGATGCTATAGGCAACCAGATCGCTTCGACTACCGAGCGCACAGTCTATGCTAACGAATACTATGTCAGCCAAAGCGAGTTTTATAACGCCGCCGTGGCCGACCTAAAGCCTGAGAAACAGTTTGAAATCTACTCCTATGAATACCAGGACGAGCCGAAGCTGGAGCATGACGGAAAAGGCTACAACGTGATCCGCACTGAGAAGCGGGGCGACAAAACCCGACTGACCTGTGAGCGGATCATAGCTGACGAAACCGGCAGCGCAAAGTTGGTTGATCACAAACTGGTGCAGGATCTCAAGGACTTGGTGGAGACTATCCTGGACGATCCCAACGTGATTATGCCGCCAGGCGACAAGGCAGCGTATGAGGCCGCCCTGCTCGCTGTGTTTGTGGGGTGGTAACATGGCGAATGTCAACATTGACCAACTGGCGGCCGAGATCGCCAAGGGCTTGGCTGAATACTCGCAGGATGTGGTTGAGAAGGTCAACGTCAGCAGTGATAAGGTCGGCAAGGCGGCAGTCAAGCGGCTCAAACAAACATCACCGAAACGATACGGCAAGTATGCCAAGAGTTGGACGATGAAAACCGAGCCAGAAGTAGGTCAGCCTCATAAACGAATTATTCATGCCAAGGCGCCATACTATCGATTGGTTCATCTTTTGGAACATGGCCATGCAAAAGTAGGCGGGGGCAGAGTAGAGGGGATACCTCACGTCCGGCCAGCTGAAGAGGAAGTGATCCGGGAATTTACCCGTGAGGTAGAGGAGGCGATCAAGAGTGGATGAGGCGACACTGTTTGCACTGTTAAAAACGACCAACCTGCCGGTGGCGTATCACCACTTCACTTCGCCGCCGAGCCCGCCCTATATGGTTTACCTGTTCAGCTATAACACCAACTTCGGCGCCGACAATAAAGTTTATGCCGCCGCGAAGAACTTCCAGGTGGAGCTTTACACTAAAACCAAAGACCCAACGTCAGAAGCCCTGATCGAGGGTCTTTTTGATGCGAACGACATATTTTGGGACAAAACCGAAACCTATATTGACAGTGAGGATCTCTACCAGGTCCTTTATGAGATTTAAGGAGGATTGATGATGAGCAATAAAATTAAGTACGGGCTCAAGAACGTACACTATGCCGTTATAACCGAGGCTGGCGGGGTCGTACACTACGCAACACCGAAACCAATTCCCGGCGCAGTGAATATCAGCTTGTCGCCAGCGGGCGAAAAAGTTGAGTTCTACGCAGATGACTTGCTGTATTTCGGCACCAACACCAACCAGGGATACGAGGGCACGCTGGAAATAGCGAGGATTCCCGACAGTTTCAGGGAAGACGTAATGCTGGAAGAACTGGATGCCAACGGTGCCTATATTGAGAACTCCAGCGCAACACCGAAGAACTTTGCCTTGTTATTTGAATTTAACGGCGACGTTAAAGCCACCCGGCACGTTTTATACAAAGTGAATGCCGCCCGGCCCGATGTTGCTGGTAGCACGAAAACCAAGAACATAGAGCCACAGACCGAGACGCTGAATATTGTTGCGTCCCCGGCGACGGACACATACCATGTCAAGGCCAGCCTGCCGGCCAGTTCAGACCCTTCATATATCAACTTCTTTGGTGGGGTCTACTTAAAGGGCGCTGTAGTCAATACCAAGGGTGCTGATCCTGCTGACTTTGTTAAAGCATCCGCCGCCCCCGTTGTGCTTACAACTACCTCCGATGGCACCCCTGCACCTACAGTCAAGAATGTGCTATTTGGTGGACTGCCGGTGCCTGGAGCTAGTTTGACGGTTAATGGCTTGATAGTGACAATTGATGAAACATTTATAACAGCCCAAGATGACGGCACTTATCCAATAGTTGTTGAGTTTACCAAGGGTAACAGCGTGACCTACACATTGGTTGTAAAGGCAACGGCATAGGAGGGTAACTATGCGTGAAATTACGATAGGCGAAAAGACCATAAGGGTCAGGGCAACGCCCCTGGCCCTACTCTACTATCGCCAGGAATTTAAGACTGATCTGATTGGCGATCTTATCTCTATGCAGGAGATGGCCAACGATCCTAGCCAGTTTGACTCTATCAAGATGCTACAACTGATTTGGGCAATGAACAAAGCTGACAAGCCAGAAGGATTTCCCAGCTTTGAAGCCTGGCTAGCAGACATGGAGTCCTTCGACTTCGCAGACAACGACATCATGACTGCGGTGATCGAGGAGGCCACCGACGGCTTTTTTCGTGGAGGCCGAAAGTAACGGAGAACCGTCTGACACCGAGCCAGACAGAATGGACTTGGAACTACTGGCAATGGGCAAGAAAACCGGACTAACATTTGAGGAAATGAACCTATTTCGGGTACGAGATTTACTCAAATTTGTGCAGATATATACCGGCAACGATGAAGAGACCGAAGTAAGACAGGCCACACAGGCCGATTTTGATGCGTTTTAAGGTGGTGAGTATATGGCAGGTAAAATAAAAGGAATTACAATCGAGATTGGCGGTAATACCCAACCTCTCAATAAATCTCTTGAGGATGTAAACAAAAAGTCCAAGAGTCTTCAATCAGAATTGAAACAAGTCTCGAAACTTCTCAAAATGGATCCGGGCAACGCTGATTTAATTGCCCAAAAGCAAAAGCTCCTCGCAGAAGCAGTTGAGAACTCCAAGGAGAAATTAGACCGGCTCAAAGTAGCCCAGGCGCAAGTAAACGAACAGTTTACTAAAGGCGAAATAAGCGAGGAACAATACCGGGCCTTTCAGCGTGAAGTAGCAAAGGCCGAGCAGGAATTACAAGGCTTTGAGAAACAACTCAAAGATACTGCCACGGCCTCCAAGTCGCTGGGTGAAAAACTCCAGGATGCCGGACAGAAAATGAAGTCTGCCGGGGAAACTATGACCAAATATGTCACGGTGCCCTTGGCAGCCGCCGGAGCCGGCATGGTTGCGGTAGGAAAGACCTTCGATGATGCCTTTGACAACATACGAATCGGCACGGGCGCGACAGGTAAAGCGCTTGAAGAACTTAACGACGACTTCCGCAAGGTTGCAACGCAGGTCCCGTCCAGCTTCGATGAAGTATCCACCGCCATAGCTGACTATAACACCAGGTTGGGGATATCAGGACAGGCGCTACAAGATCTGTCTGTCCAGACCTTGAACCTCGCCCGGATTACCGAGGGAGACTTAGGCAAAATCATCGAAGAAACCAGCCAAGCCTTCCAGGCGTTCCAGGTTCCGACGGAGAACTATGGAGACGCTTTAGACTATGTTTTCAAGGTGGCGCAATCCACCGGCATAAGCATAGACCGGCTTGAGCAGAACCTGGTCAAATTCTCCCCAGCACTCAAACAGATGGGCTTTGACTTCTATGACTCTGCCGCTTTGATGGGATTCTTTGACAAGGCAGGGGTAGAAGTTGAGCAGGCGATGGTGGGCCTGAATAAAGCCCTGGTGACCATGGCAAAAGATGGCGTGTCTGACGCCAACGAAGCATTACAGGTGCTATTTGACGAGATCAAGGGCGCACCCTCTGACATAAAGGCCACAGAGTTAGCCATAGAGATATTCGGCAGCAAGGCAGGCCCGCTTATGGCCAGTGCGATACGAGAGGGCAAACTGGAGTATGAGGCACTGGTCCAGGAGCTAATGAACTCCAAGGAAACCATCAACGGCGTAGCAGATGAGACGGACGATTGGGCAGAAGGGCTAGCGAAGCTAAAGAACCAAGTAATGGTTGCTGCTGAACCGATAGCGACGACCCTGTTTGACGCACTAAATAAACTAGTGCCATTGATAGAAAAGGCTGTGCCACCGTTACAGAAAATGGCTGATAGCTTTGCGAACATGCCCCAGGGGTTACAGGTGGCCATCGTTGCCTTTGCCGCTTTGCTAGCATTGATGGGACCATTGTTGCAGGGAATAGGGGCGATCGTTATAGCCGCACCCGGCCTTGCCGCAGCTTTTACTGTTATGACTGGCCCGATAGGGCTTGTAGTGGCAGCCATCGGGTTGCTTGTAGCAGCTATTGTCCTGCTGTATAAACAGTGGAAGGAGAACGGGGAGAAGTCAAAAGCGTTGCTCAAGGAATTTTCGGATAATGTGAAGCGCATTTTTGAGGACGTGAAAACGTGGCTGGTCAATACCTGGAACAACATCAAAGATTTCTTCAAAAAATGGGGAGACGAAATCCTATTGATAGCTGTAGGCCCTGCAGGATGGGCCGTGTTACTGGGTAGGAAAATCGCAGAAAATTGGGATAGCATAAAAGCTAAAACCAGTGAGGTCTGGAATAATATCAAAACCGCAATCACTAGCCCGATAGAGTCGGCAAAGAATACCATCATGAACATCATAACCACGATTAAAAACGCCTTTGCTAATATGCGGATAGAGATACCAAAGCCGAAACTTCCGCACATATCGGTATCTACTAAATATAAATCAGTCGGAGACATCAGAATCCCTTATCCCGACTTCGATCTGAACTGGTACAAGTCGGGTGGCATCTTTGACCGACCCTCAATAATCGGCGTAGGTGAGGCTGGCACCGAGGTAGTCATTCCTTTGGACAAGATGCCGGGGCTGATAGCGGATGCGCTCCGGCAGGCGATGGGAGGCAGTCATGTAGCAACCTCGGAGGGTGTACTGATAACGGGTAATACTTTTTATGTCAGAAATGACAACGACATTAAGCTGGTAGCCAGGGAACTTTATAACCTGCAACAGACTAACGCCAGAGGGAGGGGATTGAGATGATAGGTTTTACTTTTAACGGGGTTCACTGTTCAACTCATGGCGTAGTCATGCGCTCCAAAAACCGTCAACTCCTCCCCGAACCCAACGACCGTTACGTGCAGGTACCGGGCAGGAACGGGAGCATATTGTTTCCCGGGGAGCTGGCAGACAGACGCATTGAACTAGATTGCGCCTTTGTTGGTTCAAGCCTGGCTGACATACGAACAAAGGCAAGGGACATAGCCGCCTGGCTAAACACCACAGATAGAGCCAGCCTTAGCTTCGACGATGAAACGGGAAAGACATATAAAGCCAAACTAGCATCAGCGGTGGACTTCGACCATATTGGGAGGATGGGGCAATTCGGCCTATCCTTTATATGTGAGCCGCTGGCCTACGGTGAGCAGGTTACTGCCAGCTTTATCAGTGATTCCGCGACCGTGACCAACGCAGGGACATTTTCAGCCCTACCGATAATTGAGGCGACATTCACGGATGTTGCCAGTGAATTCAAAGTTACCCTGGGTACCGAATATGTCCGGGTGGTACATGATTTTGAGGTTAACGATACTCTTAAGATTGATACCGGTACCGGTGCAGTCCTGATAAACGGCACCAGGGCCATGGACAAACTGGATTGGCAGAACAGCGTATTCTTTGAGCTTGCAGTTGGCAATAACACTCTAAGCATCTCCCCGACCGGGAGATGCACCGCGAAGGTAAAATATACACCGAGGTGGCTGTAATGTTATACATCTTTGATTCAACTGAAAAATTGATAACAACGCTTCCCGAGGGCAGCTTTTTTGATGCCATCCACCGGGATGTATTGAATGGCGAGAATACTTTCCAGTTTACCATTCCTGTAGGCAATGAATATGTAGTCGAGGGGAACTTGGTAGCCTTCCGTGACCTTGATAGCTACTGGCAGGTATTTGAGATCAAACGCTTGGTAGATGTTCACGGCGATGGCATGACTAGGACAGCTTATTGTGAGCACATCTTCTATGAGCTTTTAGATGATATCGTCACCGACAAGCGACCCTCAGCTGATGCTACTGCTGCCCTAGCCGGGATGCTGGAAGGCACCCGGTGGCAGGTGGGTATCGTTGACGACCTGGGCGCATCCTCAACATCTGCTTACTATGAGTCTGTCCTCTCAGCTGTGCAGAACGTAGCCAATGCCTGGCATGGCGAACTTAATTGGAGATGCGTAATCCAGGGAGGCGTAATCACCCGATACGTTGATCTCTTAGCCCAGCGTGGCACTGATACTGGCAAACAGTTTGTCTATAGCAAGGACATCCTGAGTATTGAGCGCGAAGTGGATTCCTCCGGGGTCGTGACTGCTCTTTATGGCAGAGGCAAAGGCATCGAGCTTGACTCTGGCAGTTATGGCCGCAGGTTGACCTTTGCCAATGTCGTGGCCGTGGACAAGCCAGCCGGTCAGGAATGGATTGGTGACGATGATGCTCTATCCCGATGGGGTAGGAACGGCAGACATAGATTTGATGTTTTTGTTGATGAGGAAGAGACCGACCCGGAGGTATTACTGCAGAAGACCAGAGATGAACTGGCCCGGCGGAAGGTACCGCGGGTCACATATCGCCTTGATGTAGTTAGCCTGGAGCAGCTGACCGGATATGAGCACGAGAAGGTACGTAAAGGTGACCTTGTTCGAGTAATTGACCGGGAATTTACCCCGGAACTGGTAGTATCGGCCCGGGTAATTGACATCGAAAGAGACCCGCTTGACCCGGCGAACACTAAAGTAGTGTTGGGGAGCTTCGCGCCGACCATCGTTGAGGCAACAATCAATACTGCCCGGCGAGTTAATGAGATGGCGAACCGGCCTTTCAACACCAAGTGGCTAGATGGGAAAATATCAGTCCTGCAGAACGCCATAGAGAATACTCAGTCCTTTGTCTTTCAGACGGGAGAGGATGGCATACTAATCCTTGATGCCCCAACCTATGACCAAGCCACAAAAGCCATGAAACTGGGTGGGGGAATCTTTGCAATTGCTAACCAGAAGGATGGGCAAGGAGGCTGGAACTGGCGTACTTTTGGTGATGGTTCGGGGTTCACCGCTGACCTTATCACGGCAGGAATAATTGACGCTGGGCTGGTGCAGATTGGCCCCGAAACCACCTTCGCCCCCGGCTACGACCCTACGTTGATTGACCCTTCAGCCTCCGCAACTATGGGCGTAGACTCTGACTGCTTGGGCCTTTGGCACTTTGATGGGAGCTTGAACAGTCACAAGGGCGTGGCGGCTATAGGGGATGCTAATTTTGATGCGGGTTGTTTTGGGCAAGCGGTTGAAGTGACCACTCCTTTTGACGGTGATGTGTCAACAGGCAAAGAAAGCGGTATGTCAGCATCAAGTATGTATAGCTCTGCCTACAGCCCTGATAACTTGGTAGACGGTAGTATTGTTTTCGGAGCAGGTACGGCTTTTGCTAGTGCAAGTGGGGCAGCATTCCCGCAATGGCATCAAATAGACTTAGGTGGCGTGTTCAGTATCAACAAAGTTAGATGGATAAACAATAGAAACACAGCAAATTTACCCAAAGATTATACTATTGCTATTTCGAAAACAGGAGCATTTGCAGGCGAAGAAGTTGTAGTTATCGCGAAAACAGGAAATGCCACTTATAGCACTTGGGTAGAGCACGCTTTTACAGCGATAAAAGGACGATATGTTCGCATGACTGTTAGTGCGGTTGTGTCAGGTGCTTATTATGAACTTTCGGAATGGCAAATATATTCAACTCGTCTCGGCGTACTCAAAGCCCCAACAACGGGGCTGTCTCCGAATCAGAGCACAATTAATTTTAGAGCTAAAAACCTTGCAGAATCGGGTAATGGTTCGGTGTTGGTGGATTTACCGAAGTCCGATAATTCACAAGGCATAAAAGCAGGAATAGCTAATGATGGAAAATTGTATATTACTGATTCAGATAAGGTGTCGAGAAGCTATACTGAGACTTCTCAAGCCGATTTTCAGTCTGGTACTCTTACAGATGTAGTGGCCACAAGTGCGGGGGATTTGGAATTAAAAAAAGATGTATTTTCTGATAACTGCTCTTCTGTAACAGGGTGGACAATGGGTGGCGAAGGAATGGCAGCAAGTGATGGAAATTCGTTTTATGCTGCTAACTATGGTTCTGGAAGTAGTTTTCACGGCCCAACGCTTACAAAAACTCTTGGGGCTAGTATGGGCGACATAACTTGCATTTTTGACGTTACTTGGCTGAATAATATTACAGGGGCTATAGGAGTGCTACTAATAAGTTTACTTGATTCATCTGGTAATGAAATAGCTTTTATCCAAATGCGGGACAATTGGGCTGGAGAATTACATACAATATTAAGGGCTGGGGCAGGGAGTGCCGATATTTTTAATACTGGCTCCGGTAACACGACATATAATAATTATTCTGGCACTCTCAAATTAGTTCGCAAAGGGAGTACATGGACTTTTTACGCAGGTGACACCTTATTAGGTACATTAACAGGAGGGACTACTACAGAAGTTACGCAAATTAAATTAACCTTTCAGCAATACAGTACTTATCCTCCTGTTACTACAATGAAAGTAAATGACATCAATATAATTGGCCCTTATAAGCCCTCTGGCACCCGTGAGAAAACAATAGACCTATCAGGTGCAAATCCAGCAGGCGGTACTAAAATTGAATGGTCAAAAACTACGCCGACAGGAACCGCCGTTAAGGTCGAAACTGCACTATCGACCAATGGTGGCAGCACCTATGGAGCATGGCAGGAACCCACCAGTGGCGGCAGTATTCCAGGTATCACAGCGGGAACCGACCTATCCAATGCAAGATTAAAAATCAGGCAAACGCTATCTACAACCGATACTAGCAAAACACCACAACTACATGACTTATCATTTTCTATCCTAGAAAGCGCAGGTACTGCCGTTTACGGCCCAGATAAATCTACCCTAACAGGCTGGGACTCAATCTCCTTAGCTTGGAAGTCTGACCGCTTGTCGCTGGTAGTAAACGACTCCGAAGCATGCTACATCGAGAATCCGGGGCTACCTACAGCGCTTGGCAATTACCTCTTTATCGGCACTGACCGGAACGGAAACAATGCTATCAACACGCTGATAGACGAGTTGCGAATTGATAAGGTATACAGAGAGGTCAATATTCGCACGGGTTGGCATAAGACGGGAGTGCCGTTCTACACGAGCGAGGACATGAAACAGTGGCCGGGGTATATGAGGGCAGAGACGGATGGGCTGAAAGTCTATGACTCTAGTGATGCTTTGAGGGTGCTAGTCGGTAGTTGGATTAAAGACCAGATTAGGAAGTACGGCATTAAGATTATTGATGGGGAAATATATTCATCAATTATTCGTTCCGGCGCAGAGGATGCGACTACCTATATACAACTGATACCCCCGAGCATCTTACAAGTAGTGAAGGACGGGAAGCAACTCCTAAGAATAGACACAACCGCAGAACATGGACTAATAGATATTTTTAATGCGGAAGGTTTAGATTGTGGGCGTCTTGGCGGAGCCAACGACAGGGATTTAGCGCTTACGAACGTTAGCGGAAAAATTTTTATTGTCGGGCAAACCGGTGTTGATTGTATGTATGGCATTAATGTTACTGGTGGCGTGAAGAATTGCATTGAAGATACCATATACGGCAAATTAGGCATTTCCGCTAGGGAATCACCCGAGGTGCGATACATCGACGAAGGTATGGGTACGCTGGTAAACGGTGAATGCAGAATTGATATTGACCCTATCTTCATGGAGTGCATTGAACCGCATACGCCGGATAGTAGGTGGTATATTCAGCTTACGCCTTACGCTGATGTTGACTTATATGTATCAGAAATTGGTGATGGTTATTTTATTATCAAAGAGCGTAAAGGTGGCACCTCGACGGGTGCAGAGTTTACTTGGTCATTGTCGGCTACTCGGAAGGACTACGCTTTGATTAGATTTATGGAGGTGTTGGATTGATGGATAGGGAGTTTTTGGAGCAGGAAATTAAGAAACTGGATGGGCAGATTGAGATTTTAACCCGGCAGATTGAGAATAGCGACAGGAATATTACCGGGTTGGTAGCACAAAAGACGAGGCACATGGACAGGCGGGACTTATTGGAGCAAAAGAGGGTTGAGATGGAGGCTGAATTGGCAGGATTAACACCGGAGCCGCTCGAATAGGGGGCGGCTATTCTTATGGGGAGAGGTGATGTAGTTGACCGAGGCAAAGGAGTGGTACTCAAACAAAGATTTATATGAGATGATGGTAGACTTGTCTAAACGACTGGAGGCCACCAATGCGGAGATGGCCAAGACCCAGACTATGATCCGCGATTATAACGGACTGCGCGGCAGGCTGGACGGCTGCGAGAAACGATTAGATGAGATTTATGGTCAGTCCAAAGGCAGTAAGGATATGTGGGGGTACATAGTAGGCGGTATTGGTCTGCTACTGGCGCTGATTAGCTATGTCATGTAGCGAGGTGATTACATGAGATATTCCAAGTGGATCGTGGCCCTGGTGGTGCTGCTCAACGCGGTATTTGCCGGGGCCGTTTTGTTTGTGTTTCTCCGAGTGGGAAGTGAGCCTACGGCCTTGGTCGCGGCTTGGTTTGGGTTTACCACGGTTGAGCTGTGGACGCTGGCGGGTATCACTAAGGCGAAGGTAACCCAGGGAGGTGGTGAATAGTGGAAACTGCAACCTTTATTCTGTTAGGGGCCTTCCTTGGTATGATCGGCGGAATGCTGCAGCTGCTTACTACTAAGAAGCAAAGTTGGTTGTCAATAACGGTTAACTTAATAGCAGGCTGTGTTGCTGGTGCCATAACGGGTATTATTTTATGTGGCGAGGAACCCAGTAAATTACTGTTGATCGCCATTATCTTTATTGGTTATGTATGGGCGGACTTTATATTGTTTTTGCTAGGGAGGTGAATCTAATGCAGATCAAGGAAACCAAACTCTCTTTTAAGAGCGGTATGAAACAGCGTAATAAAACTAATAGATTTATAATCCATCATACTGCCAGCCAAGATGTGCCTGCCAGCACTATTCATCAATGGCACTTGAACCAGGGCTGGTCAGGCATAGGGTATCATTTTGTGATTCGCCAAAATGGTGACATAGAACGTGGCAGGGCAGAAAATCTAATTGGTGCCCACGCAGGGGAAAAAGGCAATCCTGACAGCATAGGGATTGTGTTAACCGGCAACTTTGAAACCGGGAAGCCGACAACAGCCCAAATGGATTCCCTGGTATGGCTGCTAAAAGACTATTTATTCCCCAAGTATGGGGTAAAACCGGTTATAGGACATAAGGACGTGATGGCTACCGCTTGTCCTGGGAAAAATTTCCCCTGGGAAGAATTACGGGAGAGATTGGAGGATGATGAAATGGCTGTTGAAACCAAAATCAAGGTTAACGGCCAAGTCCTGACGGGGTACATACTGAAAGACAACAGAAGTTATGCCCCGGTTAGAGCATTGGCTGAGGCTTTAGGTGCTAAAGTTGATTGGGACGACAAGACCAAAACAGTCATCATAACGAAATAAGGAGGGATTGCCGTGGATGAACGAATCGTTAACATGGCCTATGATATACTTTCTATTTTACTGCCTGTTTTGGCAGTCATGTTGGCCGAATGGCTGCGGCGCAAGATAGGCGTGGAACGGCTGGCCAGGATACAGCGGGAACTAGAGACGAAGAAGGAACTGGCGGCGTTGGCTGTGAAGTTCGTGGAGCAGGCTTACAAAGACCTAAAAGGCGAAGAAAAGTACCAAGAGGCAGCCAGGTGGTTAGCTACTCAGGCTATAGACCGAGGTATAAATATTACTTCTGATGAGATCCAGGGATTGATCGAGGCGGCTCTCCGGGCATTCAAGGATCAATTCGGAGAAGAGTGGGCCGTCGGGAAATAAGAGTTAGCCGGGGCTTAGTCCCCGGCTACTAATGTTCTAAGCCGGATATATTCACTTGCTGTAATCCCTAGCTTTGCGGCCCGCTTTTGTATCTCCTCCCACTCAGCATCTGACATTTTGACACTGCGGGGCTTTCTCTTTTCGTCGGGCCCCATTGGGGGCCGTCCTACTGACTGCTTCTTAGTCACTGGGCATCTCTCCTAAAATCTCCGTAATCCTGGCTATCTCCGCATCGATCGCGGCCACTTTTGCCTCATAGTCTGGGTCTGCTGTGATGCAGATTGCCTCCATGCTTAGTTCTAATCTCTTTGCTCTCAGTTCCCATTTCTCTTTCGCTGTCATTCGCGCCAACCCCTTTCTTTAATATAAGTATATACCAAAATTGAATTAAAGTCAATACCTAAATTAAAAATAATCAAAAAATAACCGGGGCGCTGCCCGGCGGTATATAGAAGTAATTAAATTCGGGATAAGATTGGTAGCCCCAAACACTTCGCACAGGGCCAAAATATTACTGAACCCTGGTTCTCTTTGCATTGTTTCATAATAAGAGATCAAGCTGGGCGGGCAGTCAATTAATGCTGCTAGTTTTTCCTGCGTGTATCCCTTTTCGATTCTCAAGTTTTTTAGGCGGGTAGCAAATAGCTTCAAGTTCTCTGCCATTGTTATCAGCCCCTTTCCGATTTCATTTTACACTATAGTGATAAAAATTATTAGTAAAATATTAAGATAAATATTGACAGTAAATTCACTATTGTGATAACCTCACTATAGTGATGTTGAAGGGAGGGAAAATTTTGAGAAAAACAAGACAAGCTGCACCGACATTCCCCGAATTACGGGCGCTCATGGCGAAATACGGAAAAACCCAGCTAGACATGGGGAAAGTAACTGGAACCACATATATCACTTACGGCAAAAAATTAAATAATGAAGTAGATTTTAGCATGAGCGATATGCTGAAAATCAGGGCGTTTTTTATCAAGCTGGGGGAGGACCCTGAGGAATTGACAATAGAACGTCTTTTTTTTGCCTGGAAAAATCACAATAGTGAGGGGGCGTAAAGGTGGATATGCAAGTTCTAGTCAGATGGATGGTTGGAAAGTTGCTGAAGGAAGATCGACTGCTGGGAGGAGGTGACGCCATTGAGGGTAGGTAAAAAAGAAAGCCCGCTAAAAGCGGACTAAGAAAATTATTCAACCTCAGTATATCACATGAAAGGGGAAAGGAAAATGGCCAAACAAACAGCACATGAACAGGCCTTATTGTTAAACAAGTTAAACGAACATGAAGGAGTCTACATGGTGCTGCCGTTAAACCTATTAAAAATTCACCCAGTACTACAAAGGGACATAAACATGCGAAAGGTTAGGGAAATGCGAAATGAGGGTATTGACCCTATGGCTCTGCAACCCCTGACAGTTAGTTTTAGGGACGGGGAATATTTGGTGGTTGATGGTCAGCATCGTTATACCGCACTCAAACTTGAGGAATACAAAACAGCTCCCTGCAGAGTTTTTGAAGGTAAAACTCTTGCCGATGAAGCAAAGGCTTTCGTTAAAATCCAGACTAGCAATTATAGGATGACAGCTTTACAGGTGTTTCACCGCAAGTTGGCCTATAACGATCCAGATGCTTTAGCAATTAAGGAAACTGCCGAAAAGTATGGTCTTGTTATTACCAATAAATCAAGAGGCCACAAAGATTATAGACATAACGAGTTAGGGGCTATAGGTATAGTTGAAGGGGTATATAAAGAAGGTGGCGTCCCGGCTTTAGATGCTGCTTTCAATTTAATTTTAACTCTTTGGCGGGATGAAGAAAGCGTCCTGGAGGGGCGAGTTATAAAGGGTGCCCATATATTTTTAACCAAATACAAATCCTTGGTTGATATGAACGAAGTAATAAGAAAACTAAAATCTGTTCCCCTCGCATCTGTTCTTAAAAGAGCACACCTATTAGCTGAAATCAGAAGCGGTAATGCAGCCACCAATATAGCAGCTTCAATACTTTATTTTTACAACTCTGGCAGAAGAACAAGAAGATTACCCAATTTGTTTTTATTTGATGAGTAACCACAAGCTGCCCTGATCGCAAGTCCCCCGATATGCACGGCGGCCCGGCTCTCCCCTATAAAGATGGACAAACCATATCAAGGCCGCAAGCTCAGAGGCGAGCAATTCCGGGGGCATACCGGAGGAGGGCCAGGTTCAAGTCCGGCAGCGGCCTCCATTTAATATCTGAAAGGAGAGGACAACCATGAGAACCTATCAAGTAAGATACCGACAGTTTCCGCGCGCAAGGCGCAGTAATATCACGACTCACATCAAAGCCACCAGTCAAGAGGCAGCCCGTGCGCATTTCATGGATACAATCCGGCTGGCTCAACGATACCAGCGCTACACGCCTTTCTGGTGTGACCACATTACCATCATCGACATCTGTGAGGTGGCTAGTGATGGGCAGAACTAAGACCCGGCAACGGGAATGGCGGAAACAGATGCGCAAGCGCGGCCAAAGGCCTCCCCGGAAAAGCTACACCTGGGACTACATGAGCCCAGGACGATTAGTAGCGTATGCCGACCCGGAACCGGCAGAGCAGCAGAAGAAGGCGAGGGGATAACGTGAAGTACGACTTTAAAGAAGTACTGAAAATATGTAACAAAGCCACTGAGGGGCCATGGGAAACGACAGGCAGGGGTTCGGAATACGTTATAAACAAAAATAATTTTAACGTTTGTCTAACAAGGCGCTCCCATGATGCTCAATTTATCGCTCTTGCTCGCACCGCTTTGCCCGAATTTGCTCAGCGGGTGATTGAGCTGGAGGACGAAAACGCGAAGCTCCGGGCAGTAGCGGAGGCGGCGAAAGGGATTGAATGGGTATACGGCGGCGATAACCTAGAAGGTATGTGGTTATTATGCCCATGCTGCGGTAAGGGCGAAATTGACGGGCATAATGATGATTGCAAATTACACCAAGCCCTTGTCGCCGCTGGCTATGGGGGTGAGGAGTAATGCGCATAACCCAACATTATTGGAATAGGTACAAGTCTAACCGCCCCCGGCGCATAACGCGGGAGGAGCCGCGTACCTGGGACACCCCTAACGCAGCGCGTGAGCGGGCAAGGTTGCAGAAGATTGAAAAGGCTATGGACGGGGTGGGGTGGACAGCGACAATCATTACTGGGCTGCTGATACTGCTGGTGATTATGGTCCAGATAGGTAAGAGATTTTATGGCTGGTAAG